TCAATGGCAATCCGGTCGTCGGCATCGCCGCCAGAGGATTCGAGGATCTCGAAGACGAGCGTCTTGATCGTCTCGGCGACCATGATCGTGAGATCGTCGGTGTCGCCCGGCTGAAGTCGTTCGGTCAGCGCACCGGCAATCTGGCGGGTCTCTTCGAGCCGCCGCGCCGTCGTCGCCTGGCGAAGGGCGTAGCGATTGAAAGCCGTTCTGGATATCTCCGGAATGGAAATCTCCGCCTCGTTGCCAAGGTTTCGAAGGCGCTTGTTGAACTCTTCGAGGATGTCGAGTTGCGTGTGCTTGCGCTCGCGCAGTTCCGCCATTGCCCACGTCACGATCGGATCGGCATCGGCCGGCAAGAGCTCGATCGACGAAAGGCGTCCTCGGCCGGTCCTGCGCATCACGCCCCCGGAGAAGGCCGCGCGACACCTTCTATGACCGCGCGCCTCTCGACGTGGTCGATTCCGATTTGAGTCAGAGAGGCGATCAGTACGCTGCCGGCCTCGTCGACTGTTACCGCGCCGAGGTCGGCGAGTGCCCGCATTTGGGTGCGCGTAAAATCACGCGGTCGCCGGTGCCCGAAAGTCTCCAAGGTACGCTGCAACAGCACGTCGTTCAGCGTGCTCGAGGTTTCGCCGTGTAGAGCCCGCAGAATGATCAGCCGTGCGTCATGGGCCATATGCTCGGAAAAGTCGTTCATTTTTGCGCTGCCTTCAGCAGGAAATCTTCAATGCGCTGTCCGGAAGCCGACAACGCCTTAAGCGCGTCGGCCATCGAACGCATGGTGGCGCCTTGCTCTTTGAGATCGCCACGGATCTCGGTTACCGAGATATCGAGCTTGTGAACCGCTTCCTTGTCGGGAAGCTGATTGACAACCTGCTCGACCGCGACAAGACGAGCGGCGATTTCGGCGCGTTGTTCCTGTCCCGCCGATTTGTGATCGCTGAGGTCGTCGGCCAAAAGGTCGACCCTGTGTTCGACCTTGTCGATGTCGTCCTCCAAGCCTTTCAGTTCCGCCTTGCGGACGCCGGCCCGATAGATGACGACCGTGATGCCGACACTGACCACCGACATCATTAGCGGCGCGAAACGCAAGGCGAATTCAGCGGCTTCCATCAGTCGGATCGCGCCCCACGCGCTTTTGCCCAGGTCTCGACACCGGCCTTGATCGTATGGCCGCCCATGTAGAGCCCGAGATAGGCGGTCGTCAGGAAGATCATGGTCGCGAAATCTATATGGCCGATGCCAAGAGCAACCGCGATCGCGGTCCATATCCAGAAACCGGCCAGCAACCACATCCACGCCGGCCGCCAAGCCCACGCCCACCAGGGCTCCGCCGCCTCTTGTTTGAACATGGCGGCGCGCAGTTGGTCGGCGTCGCGCACATAGATCCAGTATTCGGGCTCTTGCACCTCGACCTCGCGGATCGCGTTCTCGACCGCGTCCGGTTCCGCTTCGTACCTTTCGGTTATCGCCTCCGGTGTCGGCGGAACACCAAGCCTGGTCGCGACGGCTTCGACGATTTTACCGGCGCCGGACCCGACATTGTTCTTGACGATATCGGCCAGGATCGGCGCGCCGGCCTTGAGAATGATCGGTGCGAGCTTCTTTAGAAAGGCCGACCCGACCAGCGAGGCGGATGCCGTCGCGATGATGCTCATGAGTTGGTCAACCAGCGCGTGAGCGCCATGACGATAGCGGCGGCGATGCTTGTGATGACCAACGCCCCGCAGGCCGGAACAATGCGCTCATAATAGGCATCGTATTTGATACCCATCAGAAGCATTGCAGCGGTTGTGATCCCAACCGCCGTGATAATCAGCGCGATGAACGCGCCGATCCAGAAAGTGAGGGCTTCCATGTGAAATGATCCTCTTCGTTTCGTGCCAGTCAGGACGGCCGGCGTCTGCCGGTGAAGCGGGCGCGATAGCGCCAGAGCCAGTTCTTCGGGTAGGCGAATCCGGCAACAGCGGCGAAGCCCTTCGCGATGATTCTCATTTGCGCTTGCTCCGCCAGATTTTCACGCCGACGAAGGCGACAAATCCAATCACCGCGCCGATGACGACGATGTCGAGGGCCAATCCCCAGGCATCGAATCCCTCCGCCGCCACGGTCCCGACGACCACGGCGGCCGTCCCTCCAACGGTAACGGCGACCGTCGACGACGTTTTTGGCTCGGCGAACGGACGCGACGGATCGGTCTCATCGTGATCGTCAATGGGTAGATCGTCAGGCTTTTGCGGAGGGCTGATGATGGCCGGATCATTCGGCTGCGGCTTGGCGCGGGGCAGCGGTATGGCGGGCGCCGGCACGACCTCATCCCTGTTGTCGACGGTCTCAGGTGACCACACGGTGTCGCGAATGCCGCGCCACTTGTTGTGATTCTCGGCAAACTTGATGTGGTACCTGTTCTTCTTGTAGCCGGGCCCGTTGTAGGTTCGAACGATCGCTACGCAGTCCGCCGGCCTCGTCGGCCGAGTCAGCGCAGCCAGATCGCGGAGTTCGTCGTCAATGCCCGCCGAGACGATAAAGGCGACGCAACCTTCGAGTTGGTTGTCCTCGTCTTCCATGAAGGCGCGGACCATCGCCTGCGGCGTCTTGTAGCCAAGCATCAGATGGTTTTCGCCGAGCACCTGACCGAGCCCCCAGGACGAGGCTTTCAGCGCGGCGGTCTCGTCGATATCCATTGCCAGATGAAGGCGCGGATAGCTGTCACCCGGATATGGCCGTTCGCCCCATCTGCGATAGGCAAGGCCGGCGTTGACGGCTTCTATCCGCTTCAGGCCGGTGAGATTGCGGTAGAAGACATGCGGCTCGAAGAGCATCTTCGGACGGTCGTGTTTGTCGAAGCCTGAGCCGGCCGTCTCGGTGTCTATGAAAGCGTGAAGCTCGTCTTCGCCGACGCCGATCGTCGCTCCGATACGCGGCAGATCGATGTCCTCAATACGCTTGGCGGTGCCTTTGAAATCGTTCCAGTCGGACATGATCGGGCCTTTGTCTTTGCCTGGAGCCTGCTGGCGTGACATGGTTTGCGGCGGCTCGGGATGAAGCCGCACCATGCCAAGACAATTCCCGAAATTGCCGGGGACCACGGTCCCTTAGAAAAGCCGGCCCTGCTTTTCATTGCCGATCAGGTTCGCGACCTTGGCTTTGCGGCGACGGACGCCGCGCTCCGTATAGCCGGCCGCCAGGGCAATTTCCCGCTCGCTCTTTCCCTCGCCGATCATGCGGTCGACCATACCCTTGATCTTGGCCAGAGACCCGCGTGGCCCGAGCGGCAGTTCGACTGTCACCCCGTGGCGGGCCATGCCGTCGACCGAGAATGCAAAATGCTGGCAGATGATATCGGCCGCCTCCCGACCGACCGCCTCGACCAGCCAATGATCGTCGGGAGCGCTGACCGGAATGTAAACGGAGGTGCCACCCCGGCTTTCAGCGATCTGCAAGGCGGCATCAAGGCCAGCGATATCGGCGATCTCCGCGAGGATTGAGGGAAGCCACGAAAAGCTCATTGGCGCGCCTCGATTTCGAGACGAAGCAACGCGGCTGTGATCTGGACCAGCTGCTTTTCGATCTGCTTCCGGGCGAGGCTGTGCGTCGGCAGTCGTCTTGCCTGGCTGGCGAGGGCCATACGTTCGCCGGTGAGCCTTGCCGATCGGACAAGCGTCGACTGCAACGGAAGGGCAACACCACCTGCTTCGAACAGGTCTCCGATAGCGCAACGATTCCGTGCCGTCGTTCGGCGATGCGGCGCGTCATAGGTGTTGTGGCAGCGTTGACACCAAAACCGCAAGCGCTCGGGATCGTCGCTCGCTTCATCATGGTCCAGATGCGCCACCGTGCAGACGACGATCGAACCGGTGACCGGGTGTCGTTCGCCGTTCCGGGCCCGGCAGTCCGGATAGGCCGGCGAGCCTTCGCAACAATTGTCGGCCCGCGCCCGAACCGTCTCCCTGATCGCCAGCCACTCCGGGGAACGGATCGAACCGCCCGGATAGAGCTTCATACGATCAGGATGGATGGGCATCACACCTTGCCCCCAAGCTTGGAGACAAAGTCGCGAACCTCCGCCTCGTGCGGTGCGAGGCTGCGGAACATCTTGTAGACCGCGCCCGCTGCCAATGCGGCCTGTTCCAGCTCGTCCAGCCATAGAGTGACGCCGGGACCTGCTTGACCACGAGCCGCGATAATCTGGCCCGCTTCGACGGTGCGCGCCATCCCGTTCGCGTATTCGAGCATCCGGACCGCAATCTGGTCGAAGCTTTCGCTCGGCAAGAACACGACCTCTGACACTGGCGATGGTTGCGAGCGGCGTGTCGTCATCGTCAGGCGACCTTTGCCTTTCGTGAAAGGCAAATCCGCAAGCGACGGCCGTATGCCGCCATCAGACGGCTCCAGTCGTCATTGTCGAGTTCGTCGAATCCGCCTTTGCCTGTCTCGAACGCCACCGAGGCGACGAGAGTCCGCCAGGAGTCGCCATTGACATGAACCGCGCCGAACTCGATCAACCGGCGCCACTGCGCCTCGACAATCCGGAATTTCGGCGAGTTCTGATATGCGGGCCCTGACTTACGCGGTGACCAGTCGACGCCGGCCTCCCGCGTCAGCCACGCCTTCAGCGCCTCGATCGCAGCGCGGGCATCCTTGGCGTCCCGAAGAAATCTTGTATGGCTGAGATCGGTCTGTCGTTCGACGAATGCCAGAAGCGCCTTGTCGGTCCGGTCGGATACGACGCCAAGCTGAAAGCCGGAGATCCACAACGCCCGTAGTTTCCCGGCGAACGGGCCGTCGAGATCTCGCGCGCCGGTCTTTGAATTGCCCTTCGAAGCGCTTTCGAAGCCGAGCCGGCGAAACTCTTCGACGACCAGCCTGCGTTCGGCCTCGCTCATGTCTCCCGCCGATCGCTTTCCGGTGACCCGATCAAGCACGTCCCGATAGGTGTCGTCGTCGAGACCGAGGGCCTTTTTGGCGACGTGAATGGCAGCAAGCGCAGTCATGATGCGCGCTCCGATTTGGCTATCTTCCGCCGTGCGGCGCGATGCCAGCTATCGATGATTTCCCCCGGACTGCCGCTCGTGCTGCTTCCGACGACGCCGGAAAGGCGCAACTCGTAAGTTCCATTGACGAAGCGCTGTTTCGCGGACTGCTCGTCGACCAGCCGGCCGAGAGCGACGTCACCGACGCCCTCATCGGCGAGGATCTGCTCTACGGCTTTGACGCTGGCTCTCAACCTGTCGATCGCGCTCATGGGGAAATCTCCGGTAGAAAAACCTCGAAAACAGTCGTGCAGCCGTCGCAGCGGAGAAGCCGGCTATTCGGCGCCAGTTCCCATTGGCCGGGGCGGCCGGCGATCTCCGCCGCTTCGACATCATGAGCCGCGCGACATTTCGGGCAGGCCGCGATCCATTTCGCCGGACGGGCAATCGCGAACAGCAGGTCGGCCGGGATTTCAGTGTCCATCTTTCGGCTCCGCGGTGATGTTTGCCACGCCATGCGAGACTGAAATCCGCCACCTGCAGCCGCAGGCGTAGTCGACCAGGACGGCCCGCCATTCCGCCGCCACGCACACCGGACCTTGGCCGTCTTTCGGGCAAGTCCCAGGGATCGCCTGGGCGAGCAACGCGACGGCGGGTGCTATCTGTGGCGAGGGAATGGGTTGGCGCGCGGTCATCGATCGTTACGCCGTCGCCAGGTCGATGCTGACCGCCTGCCACTTCGCGTCGGCGGCGGGGCGCTCATAGAAGCGGATGTATGTTTTTGAGCCGATGATCCGGATCGAATCCCGGATCGCCTGCATCGCCTGTTGCCAGCGCGCATCGTTGATATAGACCCGCAACAGCATGAATAGTTCCGTGCGATTGATCTTGCCTTCCTTCTCGACATTGAAGGCACGGGTGACGATCGCGCCGAGTTCCTCGGGCGAATCCTCGCTCCATTCGGACAGGCAGGTATCGATCAGCCGCTTGGCCGCCTGAAGTTCTGGCCCGAAGTCGATCAGGTCCGCGACCTGGAACTGCACCTTCATGCAGCCGTCGAAGCTGGTCAGGGTAACGTTGCCCTTGGCCCCACCGACTTTGAACTCGGCGCCATACTCCTGTGCGATCAATGCCTGGAATGAGCCGAGATCGTCGAAGCAGTGACCACGGAACCGGCCGATCTGCGCCGACAGTTCGCGCGCGTAGCCAATGAATTTGCGAACTGTTTCATCCATCAACTTGTCGACGGGCTTCACCAGTCCGACGGGCACCAGTGCGCCCTTGGCGTCCTGCATGTAGGTCTTGCCGTTGGTCTCGATCGTCGCCGGGGCGACGGCATATTGGTCGTATTCGTCGAAGTCCGGCTTCTCGGCTACGGCGGCGTTTGGCTGTGTCATGCGAAGACCTCTTCGGTTTCGGGTTTGGGGAGTTTTCGTTGGATCGGGCTGAGAAGAGCCGATCGGGCCGCGCGCAGACGTTTGCGCGCCTCAAGAACGTCCGCCCGATTGCCGAACTCGGCGTCGTCGACGGCATCGAGCGCATGAAGAATTTCGATTGCGGCGCTCTCTATTTCGGCGCTGAGAACGGCCTCCGCAGCCGAACGCTGTTCAGTTCCGTCTTCCGGCTCCGCCAGCCCCGCACGGGCAGCGCATGCAAGAGCGGTCAGTTCATCCGAGGTGATCCTGCTGACTTCGTCGCAACCATCGAGAATTCTAGTGGCGATGACAGCCGGATTGAGGTCCGGTCGTTTCGTGACCACGATCCAGGGCGGCAATTGATGGCTCGCGAGAATGGCGGCCTCGATCGCGTTGACCTCTTCGGCCAGATCTTTGTCGCTCTCCACCTGAAGTTCGATTTTTCTGCAGGCGGACAGGACCGTTGTGTGATCCCGGCCGCCAAAGCTCATGCCGATTTCCGGATAGGATTTTCCGGTGACTTTCCGGGCGATATGCATCGCGACGTGCCGCGCCTTTACGACGTCCGCCTGTCGCCGGTTCGAGATCAACTCGCGCACGCCGGTATTGTAGAAAGCCGCGACGGCGAAATTGATCTCGCGGATCGATGGAACGCTCATCGGACCGTTCCGATGGGCTCGTCAGGACCTGGAAACGGAACGATCTTCGGGTCGGTGAGGTCTATCGGCAGGATCGCCACATGCTGGCGGTCGCCAAACGAAACCCGACATTCAAGGTTGCGGGCTTCCGCCTCCCAGGCACGAAGCCTCTGCAGGTGCCCGTCCAGCGACTCGGCATTCATGGTGAAGTCGACGCCGGAGAAGTCTTCCAGGAAGTGGCGGGTTTCCCTGATGGTGTCACTCAATGTCATCGTCGTCGTCCTTTTCTCTTGAAGTGCGAGCGTTGGGGCATCCGCCGTGGCAGGCGTGGTAAAGGCGGGTGCGGGTGGAATTGGTCGGGGCGAAGGGGCGCTTCTGATGATCAAGACAAACGTCGCGGCCGATCGCGCCGAGGACCGGGCACTCGACCTCGACTCCCATCAGGGCGCCGCGAACCATTTCCTCGACGCGGCTCATGTCGCCGGGATAGGAATTGGAAATCACGGTCGAGAGCGTCGACGACGAGTATCCAACCGCCTTCGAAGCCCCTTTGAGACCCTTGTTATCGGCGAGCGTCGCCAGTTCCTCGATCCAGTCCGGCAGCGGATCGCCCCACGCTACCCTTGCCTTGGTGATCGCCTTTGATGCGGCGAGCTTCCGGCCGGCTGTCGGTCCGCGCATCATGGTAGGACCTCCTCGGCAATGACTTCGCCGACGATCTCCGACTTGTTCGCATCCCATACGATCTTGCTGCGCAGGATCAGGGGCGGCTTCGGGCCCGTGTTCATTGACGGCTTCAGGCGCCAGACCGTTCGACGCCCAGGCGCACCATCGGTAATAGCGATGAGGTAGCCAGCGCCTGCAAGGCGAGAGACATAGGACGCTGCACTATTGATTTTGACCGGCGCATCTTCGAGTGAGGCTGCAACCGATAGTTCGAGTGCGGTGAACGTCGGGAGCGCGCGCATCGCATTCCACATACGCGCCTGTCCGTCCGATTCCCGCGCTGGCGACCCATCGCGTTTGAGGCGCGGCGTATCCGCCGGTCTGCGTACCAGCCGCCAGGTCATCACCTGGCGGTTGTCGTGGTTGGCGGCCTGTTGATGCTGCCGAACAATGCCGGCTGCGGTGAGCCTGCGAACAAAGTCCGCGATGGATTCGCGATTGGCGCCGTTCGACCGGCCGCGGATATCCGATATTGACCACGGACCCTTTTGATCGAGTTCGCGCATCACGGTCCAATAGTGGTCGATTCCTCGAAGAACGGGGATGCCCTCGGCGACCTTCAGGCGGAGCACCGTCGACATCACAAGGCCCTCCTGGACGGCGGTGCGCCGGTAAAGAACCCGCCGTCGTAAGTTTTGAGATCGACCCGTTCGACGCCCTTGTTCCGGGCAAAGTCGACGACCCGGTTGAGATTGACGACGATCCGCCTGGCGCGGCCTTCCGACCTCGACCGGATTGCATCCTGAAGGTCATCGGCGATCTTGAGGTCCGCGCAGAACATTTTGACCAGAGAGCGCGTATCCTCTTCGTCGCATGGTTGCGCTGCGACCCAGTTGAGAACGCGGTTGTGGGTGCGTTCGCTCTGCATGAGCTTTGCCGGAAGCAACTCTTCGCCAATCAGCAGGATAGGCGCCTGACTGTGCTCGTGCAGTTCGCGGACGATATCGATCATCCGTCGATCGACCAGTTGGTCGGCCTCGTCGATTATCAGCGGCCTCGTCGGATCGTCGCCGAGGAACATGATGATCTGCTCGGCCATATCGGCGACCGTGCCGCGCGGCTGGATGCCAGCTTCTGCCAGGATGCGTTGGCAGAGCGTCCGCATCGTCCAGCTCTTGCCCACCTCAACGCGAAGCGCCTTGGTCTTGTTCTGCCCGTAAAGCGCGGCGTAGCTTTTGCCGAAGCCGCTGGGCCCGTGGAAAACGCCGACGCCAGGCAGATGCGGTTCGCGGGATTGAAGCTCACTGATGAGCGCCATGCAGGAAGCGACGTTCTTCAGCATCGCCAGTGTCGGCCTCACGGCCCCGTTCGTCGTCGTCATCGTCATTTCCTTTTCGTCGTCTGTCTGGCGGCTGGTCGAGGCCGCCCGCCAAAGCCTCTCCCGCTAGCGAAGTGCCGCGTCGCCGAAGTCCTCATAGAGAGTCGTCATCGTCCGGAATTCCGGGCCGGCCACGTAGCCCCGAAGCCATCGCTCTTCGTCAGCGTCGATCGTCTCGCCTTTGGAGATCCGCGATTGAATTTCGAGTGAGAGACGGAAACGGTCTTGCATCGTCTCTTTGCGCCGGAGCGTCGTAACGGTTGCTGCGGTCTCACCGGCGGCTTCACGTCTCAGTTCGGCGTGGATCTCCGCCGCGCGCCCTTCAAGCGGCACGGGCTCGTGCGTCTCGGTCGCCGATCGTGCGGCGATGACTTGCGGCGTCTCATGCGTCTCAGTTGGGCCGGGAAACGCGATCAAGGTGTGATTGTGGTCGTCGGCCTGGCGGCGGATGGCGTCGGCGACATCGCGGGGCTTGATGCGCCTGGCCTCTTTGCGGATATCGGCGACGCGACCATCGAAATAGGCGCGCTGCTCCGACCGAACGCGGGCAACGGTCTCGGCTGGATCGAGCCCGGCCAGTTCCGGCGCCACCGCATGGCCGAGGAATGTCTCGCCGTCCTGGCTGAAGACGTGGATACGGCCGAGATCGGCCGGGTCCATGCGGCAAAGAACATCCTCGCCCGGCATGATGGTGCCGGTCATGTAATAGGTGCCGTCGATGCGAATACCCTGCCTGGTTACGCGGCGGATGCCGTCCTTTCCGGGCACCTGTGCGAGCAGGACGTCGAGTGCGGCGGTGTCGTCAATCCGCCGTACCGCGCCGGAATAGGCGGCGGCGCGTTCGAATGGCGTGGCGCCTTTGAGGCTGGAGTGAGGAGCATGCGCATAGACCTTCTCAGCCCAGGCGTCGGCGTATTCCTCCAATTCGGTCGAGGACATGTCGATGCCAAAAAGGGTCTCCTGTCCGGCACCAAGACGACGCGAGAAGGCTTTCTTGGCTTCGATCTTTTTGCGCTGTTCGACGGAATGTCCGACGAAGCCCGGAAGCGTGCGGGCGCAATCGTGCTGGAACGTTCGGATGACCCGCTCGACGACGCCTTTCTGCTCGGGCGAAAATGGCGTGCACAGATCGTGTTCAATTCCGAGAGAATCGAGGAGGCGTAGCGTCTGATAGGCGGTAAAATCGCTGCCGTTATCGGATTTGATCGTCTCGGGCACGCCCCAGGCGAGCAGGCACTTCCGGATCAGGAGGCCAACCGCGTCGGCTTTCGCCGTTTTCGAGATTAGGATCACTGTCCGGCGCGAGTAGATGTCTATCGCGGCATAGATCGAAGGCCGACCGTCCGTCGTCATCAAATCGGCCGGTGACGCGTCGATCTGCCAGAGTTGGTTGAGCCGATCGGCGCGGGTCGATCCGGTCGCGACGAAACGAACCTTGTTCTTGTAGCCGTCCGGATCGGTCAGCATGGTGAGTTCGTTGCGGTAATCGTGGCGCCAGTTTTTTATGGCGTGCTGAAATGTGCGAACCGGTGGAAGCGCAACGGTTTTCTCGCCGACGCTGACACGATCCCCGAACCGGTCGCGCGCAAGCGCCCTCACATGCTTTGCCGTGAAAAGCGGGTTCTTGGCGAGTGCGGCCAGGACCAGCGATCGAATGCCGCCGCCTTCGGCACGATCGAGTACGCCGGTCCCCTTGCGGCAGGCAGCCCGATCGACCGCCAGCGCTGAAATCTCGCCGCCTTTCGCCGCCGACCGCCAACGTGCCAGGGAACGGGCGCTGACCTTGCCGACCGCGTCATTGATCCATTGTGAAACCGGCATCGAACCGGAATTGAACAGGGTCGCGAATTGCTTGTCCGACGCGATGACGGACAATCCCGTGCCGCGCCGGAACCGGTCCGCCATTTCGATGATCGCAAGACGGGCGTCACGGGCCGCCACACCCCGACCGGAAAGAGTTTCGGCTTCCGGCTCGGACTCCGCTTCGCGCTGCATGGGTGGCGCGTCAACCGACAAATACCGGCGCAGATACGCGAGCCGCGCCCAGGCCGGCAGCAGGTCGACGTGATACTCGAAGCCGCCGCCACCTGCGGCGCCGGGGCGTGACTGCACTTTTGCAGGATAGTCATGCCAAGAATGGCGCTCGGCGAAGGCGTTCACTCGACGCTTGGTCGTCGGCAGCTCGGGCAGCGCTTCGTCGGCGATTTCCTGCGCGGTCAGCCACATTCTCATGAGCGCCGCCGCAGGCTGGAGGTTAGAAACGCCTCTCGGGCGGCCAGTTCGGCTTTATGCTCAGCGATCTGGTGAAGCTCGATGATATCCGCGAACCTTTTCGGCACGACGGCATGATCGAACCGCTCAGCGACGAGGCTGATCAGGTCAAGGCACCCGCTCACCTCGATCAGCGCGATAAACCGTTCGAGCGTGATCTGATGTTCCGCCTTGGCTTCGGCGGCGTAGGCGTCAAGCGTTGTCCGCGAGACCCGCTGGCCGAGGCGCTTCGACACTTCCTTGGCGATGGTTTCACGGTCTTTCGAAGAACGTTTCAGCGCCACTCCAATGGCCCTGGAAATTCGCGACCCGATATCGCCGCCGCGTATTTCGTCCTCGTCAAATCCGACCGCGATCTTTGGTGGTGTCCAGTCGAGCAAATCAGGTGTTTGCGTATCGCTGCGAACCTTCACCATCATTTCCTCCCACGGCGCTTGCGCCATTCGAGGAATTCACTCTCATAGGTTTCGAAGAGCCGCTCGCGATCCGGGCCCTGAAGGCGGGCGATCGCGTTTTGTGCCAGTGTCCAGTACCGCTCGGTCTCGGATGGCTTGCGCTCGCCGTTGATAATCGCGATTGCGGCCGCGACCGAGGACGCGGGGTCTTTCTCGCGCAGCAGAAGGTCGACAATTTGGGCCTGCCGGGGCTCTGATTGGCCAGCGAGCAGTTCCAGGTCGATCTGATTATTGGCGAATTTGGTTGTTGCAATCCGCTGCCGGCATTCGCGGCTGATATTTTCGGCTATCCTTACGGCTCTCTGGACCGCCCGCTCGCTTATTGACAGCTTCTCAGCGGCAACCTCAGAAAAGCGCTGCCCGATAAAGTCGCCAAATTTGGCGACTTTATTCTTGCGGCCCGATGCACCGCGTTTTGCGGCCGGATTTTCGGTCTCGTAACTTGCCTTCCAGGCCGCTACGTGAATTGCGTGATCGAGGACCGACAGCTCGCGTCGCCCGAGGTTTTCGTGGATCGCCCGCCGCCGCCGCGCGTCAATATTGCCGTCCTTTTCATCGACGAATGCCTGGATCGTTCCCCAACCGCTTTTCTTCGCCGCCAGAAGTCGGTGCAGGCCGAAGACGAGGACGTAGTCCAGCCCGCTCCCCTCGGCCCCGACTTCGATCGGCTGAGCCTGACCTTCCTCGCTCATCATGCCGGCGAGAACCTCGACCCAGGCGAGATCTGCAGACCTGATCGTGTCTTCCGGAATGCGGATTTTTTCGACGGAAATGTCGGCAAGGCGGCGCTTCATCGTCCGCCCCCGCGTTTCGGCCTGGAATATCTCGTCGTCGGAAGCGGCCGGTGATTGTCGTCAAAGCGGGCGCCCTTCGGCAGGACCGTCGTGACGAAGTATCCGTCGATCAGATACAGGTGACCATTGTGGGACTTCGTCCGTGCGCCGAGCGTCGCCGCGATTCCCGTGATCTCGACAATCTCGGCCCGCGCCTTTTCTACGTCGATCCCCATAACCCGTTCGAAATAACGAACGAGAGCGTGGTCGGTGACGGCAACGGTCGGCACAATCATCCGGCGCCTCCGCTTGATCCTGCGATCAGTTGGATAATTGAGCGGGCGAAGAAAGCGTCAATTGTTTCGCCTGCCTCAGTGGCGGCCTGATCGGCGCGGTCGGCCAGATCGGCGTCGATGCGAAGGTCGAGGCGGACGGTCGTTGGCGCCGCTGTCCGTGTCCGCTTCCCGCGCTTCAGGACCCTCTCGGGGTAGATGTGTCCGGACCCGTTCACTGCAGCCTCGCCGCCTGAACCAGTGCACCGAGAATTGCCGCACCTTGAACCGCCGAAAACACGAAGAGCGCCATCACGATCAGTGCCGCCAGATCGGCGATCAACGCCTCGGCCGTGGTCCTGTCCGGAATATGTGTGAGGACTGACAGAATTCGTCGCATGATGCCGCTCCTCTGTCTAAACAATCGCTGAGTTTCGGCGTGACTCTCCGAAACCTCGCATGCGATAGTTCGTCGGTGGTTGGGGGATCAGGCGAACGCCGGATCGGCCAAATCGCTCGGGCCATATTTCTTGGGGTGTTTGCCCGAGCGCCTTAGCGATTGCTCGTTCTCCCGCGTCGTCGGGTTCATAGAGGGCATTCGCGCATTGACCAGCGTAGAGCCCGTTTTTGCGATCCAGTGCGGCGCAAGTCACACCGTGAATCGCCAGCTTGTACTTCAGCTCGGCGGCGCGGGGATTATTAGGAGTAGGATTTTGGGCCATAAAAAAACCGGATCGCGATTAGACTCAGTGTCCAAATCTGTAAACAGCGATCCAATATTGAGATATAAATCTCAAATTGTCAATAAAAGTACAAAAGCGGTACTCGACCCCGAGCTTGGTGAGTTGGGAATTGGTGGGCTTTTCCAGCGCCGAATAAAACTGATTATTGACGAACTTGGCGGCGTCGACCGGGTCGCGGGCGAGTTCCAAATGCCCCGTTCATCGATTTACAAATGGCTGAAAGGCGAGGCATTTGCACCGCTAGTTGATGCTGCGGTTCTTTGCGCGGAGACAGGTCGACCCGTTGACTGGCTTGTCGGCTTAATTGCCCCGCCGCGATCGGATGGATTTGACTACGCACTCATCCCACGGCTTACCGTTGAGGCGAGTGCCGGTAGCGGCGCACTAGCGCCGAATGAGGAAATGGACGGTCTCCTGGCCTTCCGGAACGAGTGGCTCCGGCGGCGCGGCATCAATCCCAAAACGGCCTTCGCTTTGAATGCGAGGGGGGATTCGATGGAGCCGACAATCCGCGATGGCGACGTACTTCTCGGTGATTCCTCGTTCGACAGAATTGCCGACAACGGAATCTATGTGATCGTTTTTAGTGGCCTGTTGATGGTGAAGCGATTGCATACTGGTCTTGGTGGTGCCGTCACGCTCATTTCCGACAATAGTATCTACCCGAGAGAGACAATTCCGAAGAAGGATTTGCCTGATTTATCAATCTGCGGGCGCGTGATGTGGTTCGGCAGATCAATTTGAGGGGCACGCACTGAGGGCCAGCGCTTTTGACGTCGGAGGCGCGAAAAGGGGGCGGCTGAGTGAACCGAGCACTTTCGATCATCGCAATTTGTCTCGCTTGCCTACTCGCAGGCGGACTCGTGATCGTTTATTTTCCTGCGCTCAATCCGTTTGGGTCACCGTTCGTCAAAGCGTGCGAAGATGCGCTGAAAGAGAGGCTTAAGGCCCCGTCGACATATAAGCGCATCAAACTCTCGGAGACTACGAAGACCATTCGTGTTGGCGAGATGGACGCCAGCGAGGCTACGATCGTCCGTTACATTCGCACCGGGCGGTTGAAAGCGGTTCGGTCTATCGCGATCTTCGAATACGATGCCTCAAATGCATTTGGTACTCCGCTACGTGGCTTTTCAGAATGCACTTATGACACCATTGATGGCGATTCCTCGGGCGCACATAAACTGATGGTGCGTATCGATGGGACGACAGAGACCGAACGGCTTCTCGACGCCATCAAACAGCGCAAAAACGATCGTTAGCGGCTGACAGTCATATGCAGTCGACGTCCCACCTCTCCGAGGTCGCACCACAACGACTAGGCAAACGAAGTGGCGGTTTTGTGCTATTTATCGATAGGTGGGACGGGGCGGGACGCTCACCGAAAATACGTCCCACCTCTTTGGCGGTATTCCGCCAATCTCATATTTTAATGTGCGTTGAAAAGGGCCTTTAGTGCCATTTGAACTTGCGCCGCTTCCAGGCCGGCCGACCCTGCGCTGCGCCACGTAAGTGACTGTTTGTCCGCGAGAAACCGCCTCTTCCAACTTAATCCCGGTTTTCCAGCCCCGTGCCACTCGAACTTGCGCGTTACACCTCGGAGCCGTCTTCGCACAAAGCGAAGGAAGGCGGCTCTGAGGAAGGCAAACTATGCTTTCCTTGGTGAGTTGGAGCGTCCAAATACTTGTTCGGTGGAAAAATAATTGAGACTTGGAACTCCACCTTATCCGGGGTCAGATGGAATCTGGATATGTTTGATTTCGCCATTCTGAACGACCAGCCCAACAAAGAACGCCCCGAACTCGGCACAGGCTCCATAGGCGTTCTTGCCATTCACCCAGCCGCAGTACTCCATGAAACTCCCGCCAATTTCTGGGATGCCTAACGCCGTCCAATCGAAGGGCAATTATCTGGTTACGTAACAAAATTGAAGGAATAGACCGAGCAACGACAAGCCGGTACTACGTTTCAAGAGATTGAGGTTACCCCGGAGATGATTTCCGCTGGCGTTTCCGTCCTTTTGGGGTCGGGGCTGGTATCTCAGAATTTGCAACAATGGGAAGTAGGCGGAGTAGTTGAAGACATTTTGAAGGCGGGTCACTACCGTCATCACCGAAACGATAGTGGTAGTGAACATCCCCGATGAGACGGGATAACTCTGCATAATTGCGGGTCGCAATATCGAGTGATTTGACGGTGACGCTGGAATCTATGGCTAGATGAGGTTGAGATTTTCCCTGCACTAGCTTTATTCGTTCGCTGGTTTCGGTCTCAAGCGAGATATCTATTAAGGCTTCGCCGTGCGCGATCGAATTACGGAAGCTGCTGTATTGGCGGGCGCGTTTGACCGTTTCCTTCATGAACAACACAAACGCTTGGTCGAGATTTGGTTCCGCTATGGAAAGCGCGGAAGCCAACATATCCATCCTGGACGAGAAATTTCTTGCAGAATAATAGACCGCACGCGCCATCGCGCTTTGCATCCCTGCAATTCGTTCAAAACACCAGAACAGTCGTTGTTCTAGAATAGACCATTGGACCATTGTTTGGCCGAGGGCAGAGTTGAAAATATCCCCGGCTTCCGCAATGGTTTTGAGATTCACATGCTCAGGTGCACCGGCCATGTCTGATAACCCCAACGCTGATGAACGACGCGACGAACTAGCAAAACGGATTCTCCGAACGCCTCCGCAGCCGCGTGACGCATCAAAGCCCGACAAGCCTAAACCGTCAAAGCCGAAGAGTCCTAAAAAGCGAGCAGACGGCAAAGGGAGTGCGGGTCGGAAGGGCTGAGAAGATAGGTGGCTTACTCTCGGGACAAGCGAGTAAGCTCTGCCATGTCATTCCATTGGCATTTGATTTTTGTTTTACACGCAGGGCAGTCCCACGTCCTGTCATGGACGATGGCATGACCGCTACATTGCAGGATCGACTTGACACCTTTCTGGTAGCAATTTGTGCAAAGTGCATGGGCTGGTTCTCCGCGCTCTTCACCTACTTTCGGGATGTAGGCAAAGAAACCTCGCCGCAGGTCTTTCAGTTCGTATCTCTGTTTCTCGCTACCCCATGTTTTGAGGTTGGCCACCTCTTTTTCAAGCTCGGCTACGCGGTCAACCTTCGACGCATGCGCCGCGCGGGCATCAATTGCACTCTCTTGAGCTTCCATGATGATGCGTTGAAGTTCAAAGACGGTGCCCTGAATTATGGTCGCATCACGGACATCCTTCATCGCCTTCGTCAGATCGAAGGCCGCCTTGAGGCTAGAAATAGCGGCGCTGATTTCACCAACTGGCATGCTCACTGACTCCATAGTTTGGTAATCGCTGGTTTGCGAAACGCTTTGCGCGCCTTCTGCTTATTGGTGCGCGGTTTCGTCAGGCCGTCGATAGGTAAGGCGCTTACCACGGATGCCTTCAAGAGCCTTTGACGCTCGCTCGGAGTCGGACAAACCGCGATTGTTGTAACGGTAATCGAACTCGACAAGATAGCGTTTCAAGTGTGCTTCCGAGACGTGGTGATAGGTGCCATAGACGCCACGCTTGAGGATTGAGAAATAGTTCTCGACCGTATTCGTATGCCAGAAATTGCCGCGCACATATTCGTCGGCTGAATGGTTTACCGAACCGTGGCCGGAGAACTCGCGGCCAAGTTTGATGTACGTCGCCGCGTCGTCAGTCATGAGATATGACTTGCGGCTGGCGACCTTGACGATAACCGGGCGAAGCGTTTTAGAGGTGACGTTCGCAACGTGGAATGAACGAACTTCGCCGTCACGCTCGACCAGAGACATAACGGCTTCTTTCTTTCGAGGAACCTTGTAAGCGCGGTTCTTGGCTTTGCCACCGATGAAAGTTTCGTCGGCTTCGACAACCTTATTTTGGCCGCCGATGGGGCCGGCCTGAGGATCACGCATTGCTTCGCGCAAACGGTGGGCGAGGAACCACGCGCTTTCGTATGTGATGCCCAACATGCGGTGCAACTGGTGAGCGCTCATGCCCTTTTTTGATGAGGTCATGAGGTGCATCGCCAGCAGCCATTTGGTCAGAGGAATATGCGAACGCTCCATGAGCGTTCCAACCGTGACACTAAACGGCTTGCGGCACTCTTTGCACTTATAGACGCCGGGGCGCGTTGACTTGCCCTTGAGCTTCGTAATGCGGGCCAGATCGGCATTGCCGCAATGAGGACAGAACGGACCATCGGGCCATTGAACCCGGATTTCCCATATGGCTCTATTAATTGATGCGATTGATCGTTGATTATGCTATAAGAATCAATGCTTTGATCGCATCAGGAGGCGAGGAATATGGCGAACCCGGCGGG